TGGAACCGAGCAATATCCTGATGCAGGACGACGAACTGTCGGACGTCATGGACATTACCATGGAGGATATTGCAGGCTCCACGGAGACTGAGCTCGAGAATGGCGACATTGTCGTGGACTTTGGCGGCGCGGAAGAGCCCGATGAAGCGGTTACCGGCGAGCATGACGAGAACCTCGTCGAGTACTTCAAGGAGAGCGAGCTACAGTCTCTCGCCTCTGACCTCATCGAGTCTTTCGAGGGCGACCGGATGTCCCGCAAGGAGTGGGCTCGAGCCTATATTAAGGGCCTCGACCTGCTGGGCATGAAGGTGGAAGAGCGGACAACCCCATGGAGCGGCGCGTCTGGTGTGTACCATCCGATGCTGACCGAGGCCGTAGTGCGGTTCCAAGCGCAGGCCATGAGTGAACTTATGCCGGCAAGCGGGCCGGCACGTACCAAAATCATGGGTAAGTTGACCCCAGACCGGGTAAAGCAGGCGCAGCGCGTCGAGAACGAGCTGAATTATCTCATCACCGAGGTGATGCCCGACTATCGGGACGAGATGGAGCAGATGCTGTTCAAACTGCCCCTAGCAGGGTCCGCGTTCAAGAAAATCTACTATGATCCCCTCCTAGAGCGTCCTGTATCTCTCTTCGTTCCTGCTGAAGAGCTGGTCGTGTCGTATGGAGCGTCAAACCTCCGCACTTGCCCGCGGTTCACCCACGTGATGAAGAAGACCGCGGATGAAATCCGGGCGCTGCAGGTGAGCGGGTTCTACATAGACGAAGACTTGCCCGAGCCTGTCCGTGACGTCAGCGACATCGAGGAAAAGTACAACGATATGGAGGGCACAGATCAGGTCATCTCTGACGACCCTCGGCACACTATTCTCGAGATGCACGTCGAGATGGATTTGCCTGAGCCCTTCGACGACCCTGAGGGCCTAGCCCGGCCCTACGTCATTACGCTTGATAAGTCTTCCTCGACGGTCTTGGCTATCCGCCGGAATTGGTACGAAGATGATGACCGGAAACAGAAGCGGATGCACTTTGTGCACTACCCATACCTGCCCGGGATGGGGTTCTATGGCACGGGACTGATCCACACGATTGGTGGCCTGACGAAATCCGCCACCTCGCTGCTGCGCCAGCTCATTGACGCCGGTACCCTCGCTAACTTGCCAGCAGGGTTCAAGGCGCGCGGCCTTCGCATCACGGGAGACACAAACCCAATCATGCCGGGCGAGTTCCGGGATGTGGACGTCGTAGGCGGCACTATTAAGGATTCGATCGTGCCCCTGCCATACAAGGAGCCATCGCAGACGTTGATGGCGCTGATGGGGAATGTGGTTGAAGAAGGCCGGCGGATTGGGTCTGTTGGCGACATTCAAGTTGGCGACATGAACGCGCAGGCCCCGGTGGGCACCACATTGGCGCTGATGGAGCGCTCGATGAAGGTTATGTCGGGTATCCAAGCCCGGCTTCACGCCGCGATGAAGCAAGAACTGCGTATCCTTGCGCGCATCGTGCACGACTACATGCCTGCGGAGTATTCTTACGAGGTAGACGAGCCCGCCGATCGCGTAGCCGACTTCGACGGACGGATTGATGTTATTCCGGTATCTGACCCTAACGCGGCTACGATGGCGCAGCGGATCATGCAGTACCAAGCGGCACTGCAGCTGGCCCAACAGGCGCCACAGCTATACGATATGGGTAAGCTGCACTCTCAGATGCTCAGCGTTTTGGGTATCCAAGATGCGGGCGACATCATCAAGTTGGCTGGAGAGATCAAGCCAGCAGACCCCGTATCCGAGAACATGGCTATGCTGAAGCAGGAGCCGGTCAAGGCGTTCGCCTATCAAGACCACGAAGCGCATATTCAGACGCATATGATGGCAATGCAGGACCCGAAAATCCAGCAGATCATCGGCCAATCCCCGTTTGCCGAGGCTATCAACTCGGCCATGATGGCGCACATCACCGAACACGTCGCGCTCCAGTACCGGGTGGAAATCCAGAAGCAGTTGGGCGTCGAGCTTCCAGACCCCGAGTCGCCCTTGCCAGAAGATGTCGAGCTGCAGTTGTCGCGTCTTGTGGCGCAAGCAGCACAAAAACTGTCGCAAAAGAACCAAGCGGACGCCTCCGCAGAGCAGGCGGCGGCACAACAGGCTGACCCGCTGACGCAGATTCAGCAACGCGAGCTGACGATCAAAGAGACGGAGCTCACGCACAAAATGGAGATGGATAAGCTCCGCTTCGAGTTGGATAAAGCCACAAAAGAGGCAAATGCGATGGTCCAAGAGGGGCGGCTTGACGCGGAAAATGAGCGCTCCGCGGCAGAGATCGTGCTAAACGCCGGGAAGATCGACCACAGCAAAGACCTCGAGTCCGCGCGGTTGGCTCTCGAAGTAGCGAAGGGCCTGATGAATGGGTGAGGGCATATTCTACCCGGTTATTCGGGAGATCGCAGACCGTAAGACCGGTCTGCAGGTCCACTTAGCCGAGGGCGGCGCGAAGACGCCAGAAGACTATTGGCGCGCGGTGGGGGAGTATACGGCTCTCACCCGCGTCGAAGACGAGCTTAAAGACCTCGAGCGTAGATATATCGCAGATTAGACCAATCTGCCCGACATTCGTGGAATAACCCACGCATAGGTACTGTGAGCCTTAAATCACTGCTAGGAGATGCGATGTACGTTACTGATGTAAATATGGATGACGAGCTTTCTGCTAAGCTCCCGGAGCCCCGCGGCTACCGAATCCTTATTGCAGTTCCCGAGCTTACCGGGAAAACCGAAGGTGGGGTTTATATGCCCGACCAACTGAAGAAGATGGAAGAGACCGCCTCCATCATCGGCTACGTCCTGCGTGTAGGTCCTGAGGCCTATAGCGATAAGACGCGCTTCCCAAGCGGGCCATGGTGCCAAGAAGGGGACTTTGTTATTTTCCGGTCCTACTCGGGTACCCGGTTCAAAGTAGCGGGCAAGGAGTTTCGTATCATCAATGATGACACTGTTGAAGCAGTTGTCGAAGACCCACGGGGGTACAGCCGAGCATGAGTGACGAGCAGGATCAAGTAGTCGATCTTACAGAGGATGATCTGGAGATTGAGATTCAGGATGACACCCCTGAACAGGACCGAGGGCGCACTCGGAAAACCGAAACCGCTGATGCACCGGCAGCAGTAGAAGATGACGATGAAGACCTCGCTAAGCACAGCGAAGGTGTCCAGAAGCGCATCAAAAAGCTGAAGTACGAGTTCCATGAGGAACGCCGGCAAAAAGAAGCCGCAGCGCGCGAGCGCGAAGCCGCTGTCTCTTACGCGGAGAAGGTGAAGCAGGAGAATGACCGGCTACGCAAGAACCTGACCGAGGGTGAAGGCGTCCTGATCAATCAGGCGAAGGCCCGCGTAACTTCTGAACTCGATGTCGCCAAACGCGCGTACAAAGAGGCATACGAGGCCGGCGACTCTGACGCAGTGGTCAACGCACAGATGCGGCTTATGAAGCTGCAGTCTGAGGCAGACCGGGTAGAAAATTGGCAAGTTACGCCACAGCCGGAGCCTGTAGCCACTCCAGCGCCCGCACCACGAGCTCAAATCCCTGAGCCTGACACAAAGGCTAAGGATTGGGTGCAGAAAAACGACTGGTTCCAGACCGACAAACCGATGACTCGGTATGCGATGTTAGTCCACGAAGAGCTGATCGAGAGCGGGATTGATCCACGCAGCGATTTGTACTATACTAAGGTCGATCAGGCTATGCAGAAACGCTATCCTGACCGGTTCGCTGCGGATACTGAGGTACAACAACCGCAACGTAAGGCTGGCTCCGTGGTGGCCCCCGGCGGACGTAGCTCCACCGCACCACGCACTAAAGTTGTTATAACCTCATCCGAGGCCGCTATCGCCAAGAGGCTCGGAATTTCGATTAAAGACTACGCGGCGCAGAAACTGAAGGACATGCAGAATGGCTAACCGGACTCCTCGTACTGCCGAAACCCGCGAAAGCGAGACACGGCAACGTTCTTGGCAAAGACAGTCTATGCTACCGACCCCCGAACCACGCAATGGGATGAAATTCCGTTGGGTTCGCACCGCCTCTCTGGGTCAGGCAGATATGACGAACGTCTCACGCCGTTTCCGGGAAGGTTATGTGCCCGTTAAGGCGAGTGAATTTCCCGAACTCAAGATCATGTCCGATCTTGAATCGCGCTTCCCTGAGAATATTGAGGTCGGTGGCCTGCTGCTGTGCAGTATTCCCGCCGAACTTGCAGAGGATCGTACACACGGCCAAGTCGAAGAAGCTCAGGCCCAGATGGACGCTGTTGATCGTAATTTCCTCCGCGAGTCTGACCCACGTATGCCCGTGCTTCGGCCCGAGCGTTCGTCCCGCACCACGTTTGGTAAAGGCTGATACCCTCTACTAAGTCCCCACACTAGGCATAGGAGTAGACATAATGTCTTCCACTGCTACCGGCTACGGCCTTAAACCACTGAATTTGATCGGTGGTCAGGCTTTCAACGGCGGCGTCATGCGCGAAATCAAAGTTGCTGCCAACAACTCGGCTGCAATTTTCTTCGGTGACCTCGTTGTTCTTTCCTCGGCAGGCCAGCCTTCGGCTGTCGTAACCACGTCCCCTGTCGCCATCAAGATTCCTGCTACGTCCGCGGACGCTACTGCAGGCATCATCGGCGTCATGGTTGGTGCACGTTATGTGAACCCCTCGACCAAGCAGCCTGTCTGGACCAACTACTTGCCCGCAAACACCATCACCGGTGGTGCTACGGACGTGTGGATCATGGTCATGGACGACCCCGATGCTCTGTTCCAAGTCAAGGGCAGCGCGGCTTTGGGTACCTTCAACTCGGGCACTGCTGGCTCCGGTTGGCCGGGCGCTGTCGGCAAGAACGCGGCTTTGGGCTTTGGTTCGGGTGGCAACACCGCGAACGGCGTCTCGAGCTTCAACCTTGTTGTTGGTTCCAACGGCGGCTCGCTGGCTGCAACTTCGACTCTCGCTTTGCGCATTGTTGACGTTGTTCGCGGCACTGAAGCGGATGATTATCCTGAGTTCATCGTAAAGCTGAACGTCGGTGTTCATTCTTACAACAACTCGCTCGGCGTATAAGGAGGGCTGATCCATGGCAATTTCACGCGCACAGGCTCTCAAAGAGCTTTTGCCCGGTCTGAACGCTCTGTTCGGTCTGGAATACAAGAAGTACGAAAACGAGCACACGGAAATCTACGATACCGAGTCCTCGGAACGTTCGTTCGAAGAAGAACAGAAGCTGTCGGGTTTTGGCGCAGCTCCTGTGAAGTCGGAAGGCAGCGCGATCACTTACGATAACGCGCAAGAATCGTTCACTGCTCGCTACACCCACGAGACCATCGCTATGGGTTTCGCCATCACTGAAGAAGCGATGGAAGACAACCTGTACGACTCTCTGTCGGCTCGTTACACCAAGGCTTTGGCTCGCGCCATGGCGTACACGAAGCAGGTAAAAGCTGCTGCACCGCTGAACACCGGCTTCACCTCCTTCCTTGGCGGTGACGGCGTTACCCTGTTCAGCACCACTCACCCAACGGTGTCGGGTACGACCAACTCGAACCGCCCCGGCACTGACGTTGACTTGAACGAGACTGCTCTGGAGCAGGCCGTGATCGACATCGCTGCGTTCAAAGACGAACGTGGTCTGCTGATTGCTGCTCGCCCCCGCAAGCTGATCGTTCCGCCATCGTTGATGTTCGTTGCTACCCGTCTGTTGGAGACGGAAATGCGCGTTGGTACCGCCGATAACGACCTGAACGCTCTGCGTTCGAATGGTTCGATCCCCGGCGGCTACGCAGTGAACCACTACTTCACTGACTCCGACGCATGGTTCCTGACCACCGACGTTCCTAACGGTATGAAGCACTTTGAGCGTACTGCAATGGTTACTGCAATGGACGGGGACTTTGACACTGGGAATGTCCGTTATAAGGCTCGTGAGCGCTATTCGTTCGGCGTTTCCGATCCTCTGGGCATTTATGGTAGCCCCGGGGCATGAGTAAGTCCTTGTAAAGACTCACTTTTCTTCAGAACCCCCGCTTCGGCGGGGGTTTTTCTTTGCCCGTTGACACGGACGCGATTCAAAGATATGTTTCCAGTATCAAATATGGAGACGCTCATGGACTACCCTACAACTAGGAAAGAAGCCAAGGCAACGGGGGCAAAATACTACTTTACCGGGGAGCCCTGCACTCGCGGCCATGTGGCCCCCCGCAAGACCAAGGGGGTCTGCACCGAGTGCATGAAAGAGGATTGGGTAACCGATAATTTACGTCGCGCCGAAAGCCCGAAGAGCGAAGCGGCCAAAGCTGCAGGACGCCGCTACTACGAAAAGAACCGGGAAGTAGTGATCGCCCGAGCTAATCACCAACCTCCGGCTCAGACGAGTGTGTACAAACGCGCGTGGAAAGAGCGGAACCCTGAATACGTACAGGTCTCTGTCAACATGCGGAAACGCCGGGTACGCCATGCCACGCCTAAGTGGCTTACACCGGAACACAAGGCGCAGATTCGAGAGCTGTATCTTGCCGCACGAGACCTAACACGGCGGACAGGGGTCAAGCATGTAGTAGATCACATTGTGCCGCTGCGCTCCGAGGTTGTGTGCGGGCTTCACGTTCCGTGGAATCTCCAGATTATGACCCACAACGCTAACTGCGCAAAATCGAACAAATTTACGGAGGATTAAGATGCCCTTTCTTTTTTCCCGCGATCAGGGTACACTGTGCTTGTTCCTGACGGGAATCCTTCCCGACTAGCCACTGACAGGAGACTTACATGGCACTGAATACTTTCCAAGGACTCATGCGGTCCTCGGGCGGCGCAGCGAAAGAGAGCGGCGTTACCCCATCCCCACTGGTTATGGCGGTTGTCATTTCGTTTGACCCAACCGCTGCTTCGGCCACCGCCGTGCGTATCGGCACCTCGGCGACCATCGGCGCGTTCTTCACCCTGCCTGCTGGCGCTGTTCCTCTGTACCTGCTGACCCTTGGTGGCGCTACCGGTGGCACTTCTCCAACCATTGACGTTGGCTCGTCGGGTACTCCCACTGGCTTCTTCGATGAGGCCGATGCCGATACCAAGGGCACGATCAATGGCGCAAACGGTTCGCTGGTTGTCGGCACTGGCTTGGCCGCACAGACCCAAGTCTATGGTAAGGTCGGCGCTTCCGCGGCTACTGGCGGCACCTTTACCGGTGTGTTTGTGTACACCATGTACAACAGCGGCGTCTGGGACGTCTAATCGAGGGGGCTTCGGCCCCCTCCCACCTATAGGAGGCCACTATGGCTATGCAATACGATGTAAAGTCCCAACACGCTGCGGCCTCCGGGTTAATGGTTCCGCATAGAACCCGCTTGAAGGGGACCGTAATTTTTCCGTTCTCTGGCGCTACTGGGTATTCCGCATTTGTGGATAACATCTCCATCTCAGGTACGTATGCCCGCGCCACGACTACCGCTACCATCACCGCTACCGCTCACGGCCTATCCACCGGGGAGTTTGTTTATCTTGATTGGGATTTGACAGATAACCCGTATCAAGTCACCGTTACGGGAGTAAACACGTTCACTGTCACCGTGGCAGATAGTGGGGCGGCAAGCGGTAACGTGACTGTATGGACAGATATACTCCTACAGGCCGATGCGTCTAACGCAACTGCGTTCAATATGTACATACCCGGAGAGGGTATTTTGGCTAACAACGGAATCCGCGTGTTTCTTGCGGCCTCTATTCATGCGACGATCTTCTATGGCTAAATCTCCTGCATGGCAAAGGGCAGAAGGCAAGAACCCTAAAGGCGGATTGAACGCCAAGGGACGCGCATCTTACAACAAGGCTAACCCCGGGAAACCGGGGTTGAAGGCCCCCGCACCTGACCCAAAGACGCCAAAGGACGCGGCGCGGCGGAAGTCTTTTTGCGCCCGAATGTCTGGAATGCCGGGCCCTATGAAGGACGAAAACAGTAAACCCACTCGAAAGGCCCTCTCTTTACGGGCTTGGAAATGTTAGGAGGCCGTTATGGCATTTGGACGTGGAAGTATGACTAAAGAGATGGTTGGCGGCAAGAAAGCCAAATCGACCAAGAAGATGGCTATTGGTGGTATGGCAAGACCTATGGGTGCTGGCCCCAAAATGGCTCCTCCCGGTCGCGGACCGATGGGTCCGGGCGCTGGCATGGCTCCTCCTTCGCCTCCGCCCGAGCAGGCCGCGCAGATGGCGTTTATGCAGCAGCAGCGCGGCGGCATGGGTGCGGGCCCCAAAATGGCTCCTCCCGGTCGTGGACCGATGGGTCCGGGTGCTGGTACGGCTCCTCCTCCCGGTCTTGCTGCCATTCAGGCGGAACGAGCCGCTACGCGCGGCGGCATGGGTCCGGGTGCTGGCCCAACGATGGTTTCTCCCGTTCGTGGCCCGATGGCCCCTCCCGGTGCGGGTCCGACGATGGTTTCTCCCGCTC